AGCAACCAGGTGATGTTGAGTTGAAGGTTATCAAAGAGATGTTTGAAGCATCTGTTGACGGCCAACCATACGATCCAGATCGTTGGGCTAACTACTACAAGCCATATGGTTTGCAAGCAGGCGCTGGTAGCACAGGTGACGAAGTTGCAGCTAAACCAGTTGCACAAGCTCGCCCGGCAGCAGCAGCTCCAGCAGCATCTGCTCCAGTAGCAGAAACTCAACCATGGGAAGCCGATGCAGCAGAAGCAGCAGAAGCCCCAGTTGCAGCCAAGCCAGCGTCTAGCCAAAAGGCTGAAGACATCTTGGCGATGATTCGCAACCGCAAAACACAATAAAAACGTGTAAGGTAAGGGTAGGGGCAACTCTACCCTTATTCTCTATATGCTGTCATACATTGATCCTATCATCTTTCCCGACGAGTGCGAAATACTCGAAGTGACCTCAGGTCAGCAATACGTATATCCTATCTTTAAAAACGGTAGTAGCGCATTGTATGGTTCTGGGTATAGATTGTTGGATAAACATGAGCTTGCAGCATTGGGCACAGTTGATGTTTTTGTTAGGGCGCCAATGGAACGATTTGTTAGCGGTGTTCAAATGTATCTAAGCAGACTGCCGGATACATACCATAGGGAAACGGTATTGCATTTTGTGGACCGTTACTTGTTTCTAAATAGACATTACGCACCGCAGTTCCATTGGCTTCTTAATTTAAGCAGACATACCACAGCCAAAATTAGATTACGTTCAGTTACTGAGCTAGATCAATTGACACGAAATGTAACTCCATATACGTTAAACAATCCGCCACGTGATACTAGCTTAACAGAGTTCTTTGATGATAATATGCGTTTGCATTTTTATCTGCAACTTGACAGCGCACTAATGGATCTAGTGGGGCAAACAGTTAGTTTCAAAGATATTGTGGAACACATACGCACACGCTATCCTGATGCGTACAAAGAAATTATTGAAAGATCAATTGCGTTATGCAATGCCCTCGCTTAAAACATTTTGTAAGATTAAATTATGACGGAACACTCAGCAGATGTGGACACATGGCTAACGCTCCTAAGTTCGTTACTCTCGAAGAAATGGATTCCAGCGAATGGCAAAAGAATATTACAAGCAATATGGATGCTGGGATATTTCCCGCAGAGTGTCAGAGATGCAGAGATACTGAACAAGTACAACAACAAAGTATCAGAGAATACTCGTTACAAGAACACGTGGGTCTCTCAGCAGTCAAAGCCGATTACCTTGTTGTTGGGGGAATTCTTGACAACGTCTGCAACAGTGCTTGTCAGTCATGCAATGCACAGCACAGCACGAAGATTGGTAGTCTTAACCTTTCCGACTACTACACCACAAACAATGCAGAAAAATTTTGGCAATTACCTGTAGAGCGCATTGTTAAACTTGATATCAATGGTGGCGAGCCCACAGCAAGCCCTGCGTATCGGTCTCTACTAGAGAATCTGCCACCTAATGTAACGGAAGTTCGTGTTAACACAAACGGCAGTAGAATATTGCCCAACCTAGACAAGTTAATTGAACGTGGTGTTCGGGTAACTGTTACTGTTAGCTTAGATGGAATTGGTCGTGTGCATGATTATGTGCGCTGGCCAATTAAGTGGGACGCATTCGAAAAGAATTTGCAATACTATGTTTCGTTAGGCAATGCAATTGAGTTGAACACTTGGACAACGGTACACGCATTAAATGTGGGCAATCTCAAAGACATTATTGCCTACACGCAAGACAACAAAATCAATCATGCCTGGGCATTTTTAGAAGCACCCAGCGAGCTAAATGTTAAGTACAGTAATCACTTTACACGAACCGCAGATGTGCCCGAAGAATTAACTCAGCATGTAGCAACTGGGCTAGATAATACAGTGGCACTACAGTTATGGACATGCCAACAGGATCACCTGCGCGGAATTCGATTGTGGGACTACTATAAATGAAAAACTACCAACAGCTAGATTGCAGCAACATTGTGGAGATCTCTAACAAGATATACAATTTTGTTCAGACTGAAACTTCATTGTTACAGGATCGAGCTGAAGGTTGGCAATTTGTTGATTGCAAACAGTTGGTAACGCAAGTGCCGGAACTAGCAGAGTTTTTTAGGCAGCACAAATTGATACCCAGAGAAGCAGCAGTGGTTATACTATACAGGCGCTTGGACCTACATATTGATCCTGCTCCAGTAACTGCAAAAATCAATTTCCCTGTGGCTAACACACAAGGATGGGCAAACAATTGGTATACTCTTGCAGACGGTGTACTGGAAACACTACCTACAAAAGTAACACAATTCGGCGCAGTGTGTGAAGATGTATCACAATTGCCGGCAAGCGAACTACAGAACCCAGAGCAGTTATATAACCTTGACATGCCTATTGTGTTTAACAGTAGAGTCCCGCATTCAGTTGTGCCAGTGGACCCAATTGCGTTGCCGCGCATAATTGCTAGCTTTACATTCTACAAAGAACCCTTGGAATTATTAACATGAAAATTGCAATCACAGGACACACCAAAGGCATTGGCGCAGCTCTAGCTCGTGCATTTGAAAAGCGCGATCACAGCATTGTTGGCCTGAGTAAAAGCAATGGGTATAATATTAAAATCACCCCACGTTGTGCTGATGCAATAGATCCTTGCCACGTATTTGTTAACAATGCACAAGCAGGCTTTGCACAAACAGAATTGCTATTTGAAATGCACAGACGTTGGGCTGACCAAAACAAATGGATCATTGTTATCAGTACCATGATGACCCAAGAGCCAGTTACTTCAATTCCTGGATTGGAAGAATACCGTGTGCAAAAGTTAGCACTAGAAGAAGCAGTAAAGCAGTTACGACACAAAAACCGATTCCCACGCATTGCGATTGTGCGTCCGGGAGATATTGCTACTACAGACACAAAAACAACACCACCTAGTGCAGATGTGGATCGCTGGGCAGAGTTTGTTGTTGGTACATTGTTGGCTGCTGAGCCCGACTTATGGATTGATGATATTAGTGCAGGGCCGCGCAATGACGCCTAAAGACATAGTCACTAATAGAATGTTTTGTCCTATGCCTTGGACTGGGCTAATGTATAACTTCGACGGTACTGTTAAGAACTGTATTCGTAGCGCAAGCCCAATCGGCAACATCAAAGAAGACGTAATCGAAGATATTGTAACAAGCGATACAAACACCAACCGTCAATGGCTAATAGCAGACCGCACAAAGAACAGCGGATGCAGTCCATGCTACAAGTTAGAGGAAGGAAAGAATCGCTTCGACATTATCAGTGATAGGATTTTCTACATCCGCGAACTAAAACACGTTCCACTAGACACATACCAACACGGTAACTTTGACCTTAAGACCATCGATGTGCGGTGGACTAACTTATGCAACTTTGCTTGTGTGTATTGCGGACCAGAGTTTAGCAGCAAGTGGGCTAGTGAACTAGGCACAACAATTGAAACTCCTACGCAGACTCAGCGTGATGACTTTAAGCAGTATATCTTTGATCATGCTGGACAATTGGATCACGTATACCTGGCAGGAGGGGAGCCACTGCTAATGAAAGAAAACCTAGAGCTACTGGATCAAATTCGTCCAGAAACTCAGCTACGCATCAACACTAACTTGAGCAAAGTGGATACAAAGATATTTGAACGTATCTGCGAGTTTAAAAATGTGCATTGGATTATTAGTGTAGAGACAATAGAAGAAGAATTTGAATACATTAGGTATGGCGGACGTTGGACAGACTTCCTGGACAACCTAAACACAATCAGCAAACTGGGACATAAGATATCGTTTAACATGCTACATTTTTTGTTAAACCATCAAAGTTTGTTTGGGTGTGTGGATTTCTTAAAGGCAATGGGATTTCATAACAACAGTTTTGTAATCGGTCCACTACTCAATCCCGACTACCTAAACATTAGACAATTGCCTGATCATATGTTAAACTCTGTAAAGGAAACTTTGGAGAAACGCATAAGTGAAGGACCCGGTTTTTTACTTGAAGACGGCTATCGGAATATGTTAAAATATATACAAGAGCCTGTAAGTAAAGACTTCGCTGAATCACTGCGACAGTTAGAATTATTGGACCAGCGAAGAAACTTAAACAGTCGCAACATTTTTAAAGATTTATATAAGGAAAATTATCATGGCAAAACCATTTGATCTAAGCAAATTTAGAAAAAGCATTACAAAAAGCATCGAGGGCCTGAGTGTTGGATTTAATGACCCAACTGATTGGGTATCAACAAACAACTTCGCATTGAACTATCTTATCTCGGGGGACTTTAACAAAGGTATCCCAATGGGTAAGGTTACAGTGTTTGCTGGCGAGTCTGGCGCAGGCAAGTCGTTTATCTGTTCGGGCAACCTTGTTGCTAACGCACAGAAGCAAGGCATTTACCCAATCCTAATTGACACAGAAAACGCTCTTGACGAAGCATGGTTAAAAGCACTAGGTGTTGATTGTAGTGAAGACAAATTGCTAAAGCTAAACATGGCAATGATTGATGACGTTGCTAAGATGATTAGCGAGTTTGTTAAAGAATACAAAGCCATGCCAGAAGACCAACGCCCCAAAGTCTTGTTTGTACTTGACAGCTTGGGTATGTTGCTAACACCAACAGACGTTAACCAGTTTAATGCTGGTGACTTGAAAGGTGACATGGGTCGTAAGCCTAAAGCACTTACAGCACTTGTTCGTAACTGTGTAAACATGTTTGGCGATTTGAACTTGGGCTTGGTTGCAACTAACCATACCTATGCAAGCCAAGACATGTTTGACCCAGACGACAAGATCTCCGGCGGTCAGGGCTTTATCTACGCTAGCTCTATTGTTGTTGCTATGCGTAAGTTGAAGTTGAAGGAAGACGAAGATGGTAACAAGGTATCCGAAGTCAAGGGTATCCGTGCTGCATGTAAGATCATGAAGACACGTTACGCAAAGCCGTTTGAAAGTGTGCAAGTTAAGATCCCATACGAAACAGGTATGAACCCATACTCTGGTATGACTGACTTGATTGAAGCCAAGGGCATGTTGAAGAAAGAAGGCAACAGCCTTGTGTACACAACAACAGACGGTGAGATCATTAAGAAGTTCCGTAAGGGATGGGAACGCAACGATGACGGTTGTTTAGATACTGTAATGGCAAATATTACAGCTAACCCACACATCTTTGACAAGAGCATTCCTGAAGAAGCACCAGAAATGGGCGATGACGCAGAATAATTATTATTGCAGTCAAAAGTTTTGGTGGCTAACAGTTGACCCCGAGAGGCGGCTGTTAGCTTCCTGTTGTAAAGCAGACCAACAACCCATTGACACTACCTGGTTAAAAGACAACCCAGGGCAGTTGTTTAATAATCCTGTGATTCAACAAGAACGTCGGGACATGTTAGACAATCGCCCTGTGGCTAGTTGTGCCAGAGCCTGCTGGATTCCGGAAAGTCAGGGAATACCAAGCCGTAGAACTATACACGCCGAAGCATCTGCTAAAGTCTACTCTGATGTTGTTGCTTCGCCCCGTGTTATCGAAATCGTGCTGGGTAGCAGTTGCAATATGGATTGTTCATACTGCACTAAACGCTACAGTACAACTTGGCTACGTGACATTGCAACCAATGGTACTTACTTGCCTGATTACGCAGGCGACGATCGATTCAATATCACAATCGACGATCGTGCTATTTTAAAAGTAGGACAAAAAGCAATAAACAACAGCCCGCGCTATCAGCACATTCTGCAAGAAATAACCAAGTTAAAAAAGCCACAGGTTCTTAAAATCATGGGCGGCGAACCTTTCTTGTATAACGAGTTAGAAGAGGTTGTTAGGTTCATGGAACCAGCACAGTTGGAGATTACAACCGGGCTTGGAGTCAATCCCAAAAGATTTGAGCGCATGGTAGCACAGTTGCCCCCGGACGCAACCACACTTGCACTTAGCGCAGAAAACGCAAACGACTTGTACGAGTTTAACCGTCATGGAAACACGTTTGCCAATTTCTTAAAGAATATAGAAACTATCAACAAATACAACATCAAATATAGATTTGCAAACACACTGGGTAATTTAACAATCCACGGATTTAAACAGTTCCAAGACGAGTTTGGTACACCCAACGATCATTTTAATGTACTGATTGATCCGAATTACCTGCAGATGAATGTACTTGATGAGCGTAGCAAAGACCTAGTTCTGGCAACAGACTATAAATACCACAAAGATGAAATACATCAAGCAGTGGCAGCAGAATACAGTCCGCAGCAACTACATGACTTTCGACGTTTTGCGATTGAGTTTGCTCGTCGCCGAAACCTGTCGCTAGATGCATTTCCGGAGCACTTCAAACAATGGATCCTCGAGTAATACAAGTATTTCCAACTGAAGAATATTTTTCTATCACGTGGGAACTTGGCCGTAGGTGTAACTACGATTGCATGTATTGTGGACCACAGTGGCACGACTCAACTAGCAAGCATAAGAGTTTGACTGAACTGCAATCAGCATGGCAAGGTATCTACGAGCAAAGTCGTTATTTGGGACTCAAGTATAAGATCAGCTTTACAGGTGGCGAAGTAACAGGCAATCGGGACTTCTACCCATTTGTGCAGTGGCTACGTGCTGAGTATGCTGACAGCATAGGGCAGATCTTGTTGACAACAAACGGTAGTGCAACCTACAAGTACTATGCACGACTATTTGAAGTAGTAGATAACATTTCGTTTAGTACCCATTCCGAACACATTGACGAGCAAAAGTTTTTTGATACTGTAATTAAATTAAAGCAGACAATCGATTGTCATAAATTTATACATGTCAACATCATGAATGAGTTGTGGAATCAAGATAGAATTCCTGTCTACCAAGCAGTGTTGACCAAACATCACATAAGCCATAACGTCAATGAAATTGATTACACGCAACAGACCAGAACTATTCCGATTATGAAGGGTAAATTAAATCTTGCAATTCCAGACGCATGAGTATTATAATTGCGAAATAGTACTGACAAACAGCAGACACTATCGAGTTGAAGCAAATTGGTTGCACAATCAAAATTTGGATCAATGGACAGGGTGGCAATGTAATGCAGGTAACACACGCCTGTACATAGATTCAGACAATAACGTATACGGCGGCCAGTGCCTAAACGATTGCCTTGGAAATTTAACCCAAGGGTGGAAGTTGTTAGCAAAGCCAACAATCTGTCAGCAAGCAAGATGCACAGGTTGCACAGATGATTTAATAGTAAGTAAAAAAGAGGTATAATAATGAGTATCGAAGTAGAAACACTAAGCGAAGTGTACACCATTCTAAAACAGTATATTCCTGTTAAGGACCGACAAGAAGCCGCAGACAACCTTATGGGATTGTTAGTTGACGCCTTGAACGATCTTGAGCTCAAAGAGTTCAGTGGCACAGATACTGCACTTGGACGTGCATATAAAGAATATGCAGCAGGGTACGAAGACGACGAAGAAGATCTTGACTCTGAGTACGAAGACTAATGTGGTATAACCGTATTGTAGCTAACCTGGGAGAAATCCCAGACTTTATCAACTACTATGAAAATGAGTTAGTTGAAGCCAAGTACGATTGTGGTGTTAAGGGAAATCTGGAACGAAACATTGCAAGCTTGCCTGGACTCACAGAGCATCGGTTTAACCAGCTTCAAGAAATTGAAGCAGTATTGAATTACTTAAACATTCAGTTACGCAAAATCCGCCGCAAGCACTTTCAAAAGTATCTTGAAGCGTATCAAAGAGCGTTAACTAGTCGCGACGCTGAAAAGTATGTAGACGGTGAAGATGAAGTTATTGACTTTGAAACTATCATTAACGAAGTTGCACTAGTACGTAATAAATGGCTAGGCCTAATGAAGGGCCTGGAGAGTAAGAATTTTATGCTAGGACACGTAGCACGATTGAGAACTGCTGGAATGGAAGACGTTACCCTGTGACACAGTTTGCTAATCCCTACCTCAGCCATGAACATAGTCAAGAGATCCTTGGCTTGCTATATGGTTACGACAGTTTTCTAGATAGCCTATCGGTAATCTGCGATATGGGCTGCGGCAGCGGCCTTGACGCACAGTGGTGGGCAACTTTAGAAACCCGAGACGACCCACCGGAACCGCGCAACTACAAAGTCTACGCAGTAGATCGGGATCTAAGTAAAATAGAACCAGATGTACGTGCAACTCCGGGAGTTAAATGGCTAGAAAAGAATTTTGAAGAAGAAGGCATACTGCCACAAAAAGCAGACTTGATGTGGAGCCACAATAGTTTTCAGTATGCTATCAATCCTTTAAACACACTAGCTGTATGGAATAGGCAAATGAATATCAACGGTATGCTGGTAATGGCAGTGCCGCAGAGTATTGATTATGTTTATAACCGTCTAACGTTTAAAACAGAAAACTATAATTACTTTAATTATAATATATCTAACCTAGTGTACATGTTAGCAGTTAGTGGGTTTGACTGCCGTGACGCTTACTTTTACAAAAACGCAAACAGTAACTGGATTTACCTAGCTGTTTACAAGAACTCAGAGCCACTTGATGCTGCGAACACCAGCTTGTTTGATTTAGTGGATCTAGGTATGTTGCCGGACAGTGCAATACACAGTCTCAACAATTACGGGTATGTAAAGCAAGAAGAACTAGTGTATCCTTGGTTAGACAAAGACTTTTACCAGGCAAAAACATGAAAATCGTAGTAGTTACAGGTGGATTCGATCCAGTACACAGTGGGCATATTGCCTACTTCCGAGAAGCAGCTAAACTCGGGGACAAATTAGTAGTTGGCGTCAATAGCGACGAATGGCTACAGCGCAAAAAAGGGCGAGCATTTATGCCATTGGCAGAACGCCGTGCAGTTGTTGGCGCTATGCGTGACGTTGATTCAACAATGATTTTTGATGATAGCGATGGTAGTGCATGTGCGCTATTACAAGAGCTAAAGTCCAGCTACACCTATGCCGATATTGTGTTTGCTAATGGCGGCGACCGCACTGCTGATAACATTCCGGAAATGTCGGTAGACGGAGTTGAATTTGTATTTGGTGTTGGCGGATCAAATAAAGCAAATAGTTCAAGTTGGATCCTTGAAGAATGGAAGGCACCAAAAACAGAACGCCCGTGGGGCTATTATCGTGTACTGCACGAAGTTGATGGCACCAAAGTCAAAGAGCTAACCATTAACCCCAAGCAGAGTCTAAGTATGCAAAGACATACCCATCGTGCAGAACATTGGCATGTTACTGAAGGCATGTGCAACGTAGACAGCCAAATGCCTGGCGGATATTACTTGCCCCCGCGCACACTAAGCAAACATATGACTTTGGATATCCCTGCAGGTGAGTGGCACCAGCTAACTAACCCATACGATATGCCTTGCAAGTTAGTAGAGATCCAATATGGTCCGCAGTGCGACGAAGCAGATATCGAACGCAGATAAATAATGCTATGCGCAATTTAATTAATATCATTGAAGACAAACAGCTTAAAAAAGAGATTATCGGGGTAGTTAATGCCACTGATGACTTTACAGTCCTGCAACGTGTATTAAACGTTCTTAAAGCGGGTAATATCGACGAACGTATAAAAAGCGTTATCGGAAAAGATGGCGATGCACAATATTTTCTTAAACAAATTGTTAAAGCTATCTTAGATATTGAAGCTCCGATTGAAGAGAAGAACGAATTCTTAACTCGTTACGAAAAAGGCACAGTAATTGTGTCATCAAAGTTACTTGATTCTAAACTGCACTCGTTTGCTGATTTAGTTGGTAACGGGTTTACTCTTGAACTATTTAAACAGTTGTCGGTTGATTTAACAAGTCAGGGTGTTGGCCCTGGTGAAGTTGCGCTAGCAGTACTAAGTCCTGATATCCAATGGTCTGGACGAATTTCAGGCGGTGGCGACATTATTGTTAACAAAAAAGCAGTTGAAGTTAAGACTCGAGTTAAAGAAGGTGGCCGTTGGATTAATGCCCGCAAAGCCAAATTGGACCTAACGGGAATTCAATCTGCAATGACTAGCCATTTGCTAACTCCAGTGGAGATTCCTGATCGAGTTAATACTACCACATGGGCAGATACTATCCGTCCAGCAATTGATCCTAAGAAATTAAAAGAAGTTGTAAAAAAGATAGCAGACTCTACATTTAAATTTGTTGATAACACACAGTACCAGACTGCATTAATTAGTGGCGATGCTGCTGCAATTGTTAATGCATATTTGAATGTTGGTTACGATAATTATAAGAAGTACTCGGGATTTGAGGGAATGTTATTAATGGATGTTCCGACTGAGCAAATACAATACTTCCATGATTACGAAGATATGAATGGTAGCATTAGCACTGGTACATGTTACATCATGGCACCCGAAAGTGAAATGATGCCTCAAGTTATATTGGATCCAGGCGCAGGTCCAATACGTGTTGGTCGACTTGGTAAAACCGTAGTACCGGACGCTAAACCAGAAGCAACTAGTTCGCAATATCAGAAAGAAATAACAGACTTTGCCGAAACACTCGCAGCAAAACATAAAGCTAGTTACCCACACGTAATCGGTAAAATTGTTCATATGACAACGGACGCATTACAACAAGGTGTACCGGGCAAGGATATTTTGGCTATGCTAAAAGCTGAAATCCCTGAACTAACCTCGGCCCCTACTAACATAGCCAAGGATCCAAAAGTTGATGTTGCTAAACTAGGCGGCACAAAACCAGTCAGCGATGACGGCTGGTCTGATCCCGTTAAACCGGCAACAGAATCTGCAATTTTTGGTAGACAACGCAGGGCTTGACCTTTAAAGAACATTAGCGTATAATGTTCTTTATGCGCTTATAGCTTAATGGTAAAGCAGTCGACTCATAATCGATTGAGTCTAGGTTCAATTCCTAGTGGGCGCACCAAATTTCTGGCGTTAGTATAATGGATAATACAGCGAGCTTCTACCTCGCGAATGTGGGTTCGATTCCTGCACGCCGGACCAATTAATAATGTATACACTCGATAATAATCCCAAACTAGGGTACTATAAACTAGGCGATAAAAAGATATTCGGCAAAGTCGAAGCCTTAATGGAAGCAACCAAGACCAACGTCTTCCCTGAATGGCATTTCAACCGTGATGTTTTTAATAAGATTAAGTGGGACGTAGCACCCACAGTTCCCCTAAAAGAATTGTACAAAATGCGGGCGCAGCAATTGCGCGACAAGTATGATTGGATCCGCTTGGAAGCCAGTGGCGGTGGCGATAGTACTACTGCACTTTACAGTTTCTTACACAACGGAATTCACATTGACGAAATTGTTTTTCGTTATCCAAAAACAGGCGAGAAAAACGTACACAATGATCCATTTAACACCAAATGTGAAAACACACTAAGTGAGTGGGAATTTGCAGCCAAGCCTTTGTTAGAGTGGGTAGCAACACATCACCCTCGAGTTAAAATTACAGTACACGATTACAGTGAGAACATGCTCAAGGGCGAAGCTGACGATACCTGGGTACTTAAAACCAAAGACTACTTTCAGCCCGGTCATGCATTCAAGCATGACAACGTTGGCCTGATTGATCATAGACGTGATGCAGATGCGGGCAAGAGTATCTGCGTACTATACGGCATTGATAAGCCTAAGATGTGTATCCGAGACGGACGCTGGAACGTGTACTTCATGGACCTGCAAGCCAATCACAGCAACAGCGTAGTCTACGAATACACAAACATCACAAACGAGTACTTTTACTGGACGCCCGACATGCCAGAAATTGTACATGCGCAGGCTCACATCATTAAAGCTTGGTTCAGTCTCCCGCAAAACACATTCTTGCAATACCTAGTGCGCTGGCCCAACCACTCAATTGCGCATCGTACTGCATATGAGCAAATGGTTAAGCCGTTGATCTACCCGGACTATAATCCTGCTACATTCCAAACAGTCAAGCCTACCAACAGCTTCTACAATGAAATGGACTTTTGGTTTTATACAAACTTCAAGGACACTGAAGCATTTAAAGTTTGGCAAGCAGGACTGGATCTGCTGGTTAAAAGTATTGACGCAAAATACTTTAATACTGAGCTAGGTCGTCCAGTGGGCTTTGTTGGTTTCCTAAGTCCATTCTACGACCTGGGCCCAGCTGATTATGTAAGCACAGGCATAAATGAATTCAACAAGTTCTAACATGGAGCAGTTTGGTTTCTATCGCGTAGGAGAACAAAAGTTCTTTAGCAAGCTAGAAGCAGCACATGAGCACGAGCGAGCAGGGCTCCCGCTTAAATGGGATTTCAACGATGCAGTGTTTAGCACAGTTAATTGGCAAATTGAGCCACCGGAGTCCCTGGAAGAACTGTATCGCCAACGTGCCCAACAGATTCGGGACAAGTACGATTATCTAGTTCTATGGTTCAGTGGCGGCGCAGACTCTAGCAACATTCTCAACACGTTTATTAATAACGATATCAAGTTGGATGAAGTTGCTAGCCAAGTTAACTACGAAGCAACACACGATACCACTAACTTCCTAAACGGGGAGATTTACCATGTGGCCAAGCCCAAGGTTGAAACTGCTAGACTAAAGCAGCCCTGGCTCAAGCACACAATTATCGACTTGGCCAAACAAACCGTAGATCACTTTACAAACAAAGAAACCAAGTTTGACTGGATCTATCATATGAATGGGTATCTTAACCCAAACAACGCTAGCAAGCAGGATATCAAGTTGCGTGAACAGCACTGGCGTGATATGATTGCAGCAGGCAAGCGTGTATGTTTTATTCACGGCATCGATAAACCCCGTGTACAAGAAGTCAAAGGTCGCTACTATTTTACCTTTGTTGACATGGTGGACACCGCAGTAAGTGGCAATACACAGATGCTTAACCGCCCCTGGGAATTTGACGAAATGTTTTACTGGAGCCCAGACGCTCCGCTTATCCCGGTCAAGCAAAGCCACATCATCAAACGCTACATGCAGCTGGCTACACCTACTAGCCCTTACATCACTACAGACAGCAAGAACGTGGTTGCACGTAAAATTGGCAACACAAACTACTATCTAACAGTGGATGGCATTAGCCATTTGATCTATCCAGGTTGGTATCCGGTGCCATTTCAAGCCAAAGCACCTAGCCTATTTTTTACCCCACGTGACGAGTGGTTCTTCAAGCTACCCGACACGGATCCTGCCAAGTATGCGTGGCGCACCGGACTAGAGCACATCTGGCGCATTACTCCAGATAAGTGGAAAGTTGACCCTGCTGACATCTATTCGGGCTTCAAGAAGTTCTACAGCAAGCCCTATGATCTAGGTAGAGGTT